CCGCCTCAGCTAATACAGGATGTGTTGCACCTGATGCACCTTGAAAAGGTTCTGTTCTATTGTCGTATTTAAATCCTAAAAGATCTAAACCTTCTCTGTAACCTTTTTCCCAATCTTTTCTAGAATTTTTATAATCTTGATAATTTTGAAATAAAGAAGTTCCAAGTCTTCCAAGAATATCATCAGGTAAGTGTTCTGCTAAATTATCGTAATGATTAACTTCTCCTTCAACAGAGGCTATGGACGGATCATAGTTTACATCTACAGAACCATCTTCATTTTCTGTTATCTCTACTGGTTCACCCTTCTCATTGACTTCTTGTTGCTTTTCTTCTTGAGCAACTTCGATATCTTCAGGTGATGGTACTTTTATCTCTTGCTCTACGTTTGGAAGAGATTTGTCTATGTCTGCCATTTATTTTCTCCAATCTTACAGGTTTAACAGTATTATAATTAATAAGCAAGCCCTGTGGTTGTGGTCCTTTTTTAGGAGGTATAGTTTTAGTTAGTTTCATTTCTTTAAAATTCTCATGATACCGCCCTCTGCCATAAAATCTCTTGGAAATTGATCGGCTGCTTTTAACCCAAATGGGCTTTCAATTTCTGGCTCTTCATCGTCATCTTCAGGTAAAAATTCTGCTTTTACTCCAAAACGTTCTGGAACAGTTTCTTCACCCCCTATCTCAAATTCTCCTGCTTTTAACGAACGCTCAAAATCTTTTTCGTAGGCCTTTTTCTGTTCTAATCTTGTGCCTTCTTTTAAAAAATTAAAATAGTTTTCAGCAAGTAAAGCCGCTTCTTCATCTGTTGTATATTCTGGTTTAGCAAACTCTGTTGCAGGGGTGTCGACACCAACCTGCTCTACCTCTGCCTCTAGAGCTCTATCTGCTCTATCTCTTTTTTCAACTGCGCTTGCATACTCTTTTTTAAGTCCAAGATCTTTTATAAATTTTGATTTTTCTAAAGCATCTTTTATTGGAACCCCGGTACCAAGAGTTGCCATGTTTAATGCTATCTCTTTTGGTGTAAGTCCTCTTTTTGTATCTATCACACCAAAAATGGGAGCGAGAGCTGCCTCAGCACCTGTAAATTTAGCTACCCCTCTAGCTAAGTTTGCTACTTTTCGACTCGTTGAAAGTGGTGAAGGTTTTAAATAGTTCCTGTCCACAGCTTTTATTAACATCTCTGGATCTACATTCATACCTAGTCTATTTGATAATCTGTTTGATAATGTATCGGCAACACTTTTCTTTTTTAATTCTTCGAAGCCATAAAACTTTCCTTTTTTAATTTGTTCTGCTTGTTTTGTAATTCTATCTATAATGAATTTTTCTCCTCCTTTTGCAAAAGGTTTATTTACATTTGCCATTGCTTTTTTAAATTCTGTTTCAGTTATCTTATTAGAAGCAAGATTTTTTGATAAGCTAGATTCTACCATATTTATATCTTTTGTATTAAACCTTAAATCAGTGAAAGGTTTATTTTTAACACCCTCTGTGCCATGAAGTATTTCTAAAGTCGAAAAACTAGGACTCCATCCATAACCATCTACTTGAATTTTTCTAATTAATTTTTCAACTGGAATTGTCTGACCTTTTTTAAAAGGATTAGGAACTTTTTGACCTCTAAATTTATTTAAAGCGTCTCTTGTTTCGTAAAGCTCTTTAAAATCTTTTTTTAAAATATCTGGTGTTAAATTAGACGTGTTATATTTTTTTCCGTTATATTCAAAAGAAACTTTTCCATATTTAAGTCTTGTTCCTTTTTGCCATGGAATTAATTTACCTTTCGCATTAAAAAATTTTATATCTCCTTGACCTTTATTTAAATTCCAACTTCTCAAAGCATATTGCATAGCATCATTTTTAGCTGTAGCAACTGTTTTAAGAACTGTTTTTCCCGTGCCGTAAGTGTAAGCTGGATTACCTTTTATAAGTGTATTAACCTCTTTAAGTTGTTCAGCTAAAGGTAATTCTAATAAGTATGCATTATTAGCCTTATTTAAAAATAAAGGTAGTCTTTCTGCTTCTGGTTTTATTGTTTTGTATGAAGGAACTTTATCTCTAATTTGTATGAAAAGTGGTTGACTAATACCTGTTCTTCTAATTATAGTTTTTGTTAATCCTTCAGTCTGGGGTGAATTACTATTCAACAAATCTTTAATAACTTTATCAACTTTTTCAACTGGAGTATCTAGTTCATTTAATATTGGAAAACCTCTTGTATTACCTTTATCAAAACTACGGAGATTAGGTTTTCTCTGTTTTTTACCACCAGCAGTTTTGTAAGTATCATATCTTGGTTTCATACCAAGTTCATCCTCAGCCTTAAAAACTAATTGTTGGGTGGATACATATTTGTCTCCTGCATTAGCTTCAGCCACAAGTTTGGTTAAAACTTTATTTCTTTGATTATATTGTTTTTCAAATTTAGGTGAAGTACCAGCTTCTACATTAGCTTTAATACCTAATCTATTTCTTCTTCCAAAAACAGTTTTGTCAGTGAATCCTCCACCTTTTACTCCTGTTTCGATTCCTGGTCTTCCTGGTCTAATATTCTGATTATTTAAAAATTCTGCAAACTCTACATCTGTTCCAGAAAAATTTTTATAAAGTCTTCTAAACTCTTGATCAGTTATTTGTCTTTTAGGTCCATCAGCAAAATTTTCTCTCTCAATAAAATCTATAGACTCATCCATTAAAAATGGTTTTGCTGTTTCAAAGTTCTCTTCTTTAATTCTATCTAGTTCTTCTTGTGGTTTTGGTTGAGGTAGTAAAATTTCTTCTTCTAAAGATTCAAGACTATAATCTTGCGCTGAACCAGCTAAATCAAAATCAATTTTAGGAATATC